TCATGGCAAATCTCCTTTCATTAAGCTTAGTTTAGATAAATACCATCTAAAAATGCGCCCCTCTTACCAAGGGCGCACTTTGTTTTTTGCATTTTATATACTCTATTTATACAAAGACGCGGGGGAAAGACCTCAGAGGAGAAATAAATGACACGTAGGAAAGACTACAGGCTGAACCTTCAGAGGTTCGCAGATTCCAGCGAAGCCGGAGAAACATCCGAAGCTGTCGCTGCGGGCGAAAGCACAGAGCAGGCCGCCGCTGCAAATGAGACAAAGGCAAGCTTTGAGGACCTGATCAAAGGAGAGTACAGGCAGGATTACGAGAAGAAAGTAAAAGACATCGTTAACCGGCGCTTTGCAAAAGCAAATGCGAACGAAACGAAGCTGTCCAAGATGGCACCGATCATGCAGGCGCTCGCCACCAAGTATGGCACGAATCCTGATGATATTGATTCTATCGCCAAGTTCATTGACGAGGATGAATCATTATACGAGGACGCTGCATACAAGGCCGGCATGAGCGTTGATCAGTACAAAAGGTTTTCGCAGATCCAGGCTGAGAACCAGAGGCTGATGGCTGAGAGGCAGATGAATGAACAGCGAAGAGCGGCTCAGGAGAAATATGCCGAATGGCAGGAAGAAGCTGAGACGATCAAGGCTGACTTTCCCAACTTCGATCTTGATTCACTGCTCCAGGATCCTAATTTTCAAACCCTTCTCAGGGAAGGCATTGGACTCCGTCAGGCGTATATCGCAATGGACGCGGACAATATTCTTCCGGAAGTGATGGGCTACACTGCTCAGCAGGTAGCAAAGAAAACTGCTGCGACCATTGCCCAGCGAGGCAGCCGGCCTACCGAAGGCGGCATGTCCGGACAGGCAGCAGCCAAAGCAAGAACCGATGTCTCCAAATTGTCGAACGCAGATATTGCAGAACTGGTGAAGCGCGCAACTGCAGGCGAGCAGATCTCCTTCTGAATATCGAACCGATCATACGAAGGTATGACCGCTGACCTTTAAAAGTTAAAGGAGACTACTTTATGAATAAGAATAGAATGCTTTATAAGCTGAATCTTCAGCGCTTTGGGGATGTAATGAATGCCACTACTTCCGCAACTACCGGAAATAACCTTTCCCCTGAAATGAAAACTTTCTATGACAAGAACCTGATCCGCCTGGCGGAGCCGTATCTTGTCCATGATCGTTTCGGCCAGGAAAAACCGATCCCTTCCGGAAACGGTAAGACGATCGAATTCAGAAAGTTTTCCAAACTGCCGAAGGCACTTACCCCGCTTACTGAGGGTGTTGCGCCGGATGGCCAGGCACTGAACGTGACCGCAACCACTGCTACTGTTGCTCAGTACGGTGGTTTCGTGAAGGTTACTGATCTGCTGCAGCTTACCGCGATCGATCCGGTTATCACTGAGGCTACTCAGCTGATCGCACAGCAGGCAGGCCGCACTCTTGACACTGTTGTCAGAGAGGTTCTCAACGGCGGAACAAACGTCCAGTATGCAGAAGGCCAGGTATCTGCGAGAAATGCACTTACCGCTTCTCATCTGCTGACTGTCAAGGCAGTGCGCATGGCAGTTCGTACCCTGAAGGCACAGGACGCTCCGATGATCGATGGCTCTTATATCGGCATCATTCACCCGAATGTCAGCTTCGACTTAATGAGTGATCCTAAGTGGGAAGACTGGCAGAAGTACACCAGCCCGGAGCACATGTATAACAACGAGATCGGCAGAATCGCCGGTGTTCGTTTTGTTGAAACGACCGAAGCGAAAGTATTTGAAGGCGCGGGTGCATCCAGTGCGGATGTTTACTCCACCCTGATCTTCGGCGCAAATGCTTTCGGTCGTACGTCTATCACTGGCGGCGGCCTTGAGACTATTATCAAGTCTAAAGAACAGGCCGGCGGACCGCTCAACCAGTATTCCACCATCGGTTGGAAGGCAACCAAGACTGCAGAAAGACTGATCGAGGAGTACATGGTACGAATCGAAACCGGATCTACCGCAGCGTAAATTCACCGGGGCTGCTGAAATATGCAGCCCCTTAAAGGAGTTTATTATGGCTAATAAGAAGAAAACCACTCTCTCGGGTGAGACAAAAAAGATCACTCTGTTCTATGACGGAGACAAGTATAAAGATCCTGTATTTGTTGGAATCAATGGTGCGACCTGGCAGGTCATGCGCGGTGTGGAAGTAGAAGTGCCGATCGAAGTGTACTGGATCCTTAAGAGCTCGGAAGAGCAGGACAAGAAAACTTCTATGATGATCGCGGAGCTTTCCAAGGCTGCCAAAGAGCTTGAGGAAGCCTGATAAGGAGTTTGCCTGATGGATGAAGTCGAGATCGCAAGAAAATTAGAGAATCATGATCAGCACATCAAATCTCTGGAGCGGAGAGTCAGCAACCAGGAAGAGAAGATGAATGCGCTGACAGACCTGACTTTATCTGTACAGAAGCTGGCATATGGCATGGATACCATGACACAGAAGCAAGATGAAATGAACGAACGTTTATTGGAGATTGAGAAGAAACCTGCGCAGAATTGGAACACGATGACCAGGACGATCTTCACTACCATTGTATCCGCGATTGCCGGCGGAGTTGCTGTATGGATCGTCCAGGGGTTGGCTATGAACCTGAGGTAAACCATGGACGAAGATCAGGAACTGACAGAGGAACAGGAAGAATTGGTATTCAAGATTTTACTCGCTGATTTAGAGGGACATTAAGATGAGAACATTCTGGGAAGCTGCGGCTATCCGCGCATTACGAACATTCTGTCAGACAGCTGTTGCTACTATTGGAACAGCTGCATTTCTTTCTGAGGTGAACTTCGCTGCAGTGCTGTCAGCTTCAGCACTGGCAGCTCTCCTGTCACTGCTTACCAGCATTGCTACCGGCCTTCCTGAGGTACAGTGATGGATGGAAAGAAAGAGGTAATTAAAGTTGCCACGGCTGAACTTGGATACTTAGAGAAGGGATTGAACTATTGGAAAGCGCTCGGTGTACAGTGTCTTTTCGATAAAACTAAGTATGCTGGAGATGGAAACGTACAGAAATATGCCTGGGAAACTGGCCATTATAATTCTGTTGGCTGGGCACCATGGTGCATGTCCTTTGTAGTATGGGTGTTCATGGCTGCATTTGGAAAGACAAAAGCAAATCAGCTGCTTTGCGGCATGTACAACTCTGCGTCGACAATGGATACTAAGAACACCATGGTGAAAGCCGGCAGACAGGTGGTTCTTTCTAAGGCAGAAGCTGGTGATATTGTTTTCCGGTCACGTAATGGCGGTGGACATGTTGGCATCGTTGTCGGCAGGTCCTCTGAAGGAAAAATCATTACGATTGAAGGAAACAGTTCCTCATCGGACATCGCCTCATGGAATGGCGGAGCTGTTGTAAAGCATACCGGTGCTTCATGGGAGTGGTGTGTGCGCCCGGACTGGTCGTTTGTTGAAACTAAAAACGAGTGGCACTGGGTAAAGTCTGACGGTATCTGGTATTATCAGGACGCTGATGGAAGAAACTCATACGGATGGAAAGTGATCAACAGGCATTGGTATTATTTCGCTGCTGACGGCGCGATGCAAACCGGACCTCTGTGGGTAAATGATAAGCTTTATTACCTGATGGAGTCCGGAGATTTTGAAGGTGCCTGCTGCAAAACGGATGATACCGGAGCGTTGTATGTTTGGGATGTATAGGAGAACACATGGATATTGTAACCATTCCGTACTTTATACATGAAGGTGAGATGACGAGACTGGAGCGCGTGAATCGCAGACTTCTTGGAGCGCTCGCGGTTGTTGTTACAGCTCTTGTTATTGAGAATGCGCTGATCATCAACGGACATCATGACGAAGAGGACGATTGATCTATCAAGATCGCAAATTGAATATCTGATAGATGAATGGATCTTCAATGAACGTGACCGGGCTATCCTGAAACGAAGGCTGCTTGATGGTATCTGTTTTGAGCCACTCGCAGAAGAGTTTGACCTGTCGGTCCGGCAGACAAAATCCATCATCTACAAATCTCTCGACAAACTGTATAAACACATCACATAAGATGCACGAAACTTGCCCTTTGGCTTCATCGCCAAGGGGCTTTTTTTATTGGAAAATTATCTCATGAAAGATCTGATCAACACTCTAATTAAATGCGGTTTCGACTTTGATATGGCGATAATTCTTTCTGAGAATTACCAGGAAGATTTCTCGCCTATCCTTCATGAATACAGAGAAGATTATGTGGATGAAGTTTCAAAATAATCCGTGCGGCAGGAATGTCGGAGACTGTTCGGTCCGAGCAATCTCCAAGGCTTTAGGAATCGATTGGGAGCAGGCATACCTTCTGATCGTAACTGCCGGCTTCAACATGTGCGACATGCCTTCGTCCAATGCTGTATGGGGAGCAGTGCTCCGGATGAACGGCTTCTATAGAGAGAACATATCTAACACCTGCCCGGACTGTTACACGGCTGAGGAGTTTTGCATTGACCATCCGGAAGGTGTATACGTGCTTGGCTTTGGCACGCATGTAGCTACCGTGGTAGATGGAGATATATATGATTCATGGGATAGCTCCAATGAGATCCCACAATATTATTGGCACAAAGGAGTAGACAATGGCAGCATTTAACAATGGGTATCCTGTTTCTTATCCGCAAATGTATTATCCGCAGCAGTATCAGCAGCAGAACCAACAGAACAGCTCAATCATATGGGTCCAGGGCGAGGCTGGCGCAAAGAGTTACCTTGTAGCGCCTAACAACACGGTACAGCTTTGGGATTCCGAGTCGCAGACGATTTACTTGAAATCTGCGGATGCATCCGGCATGCCGTCTATGAAGATCCTGGACTATACGATCAGGGGAGCAGTGCAGAACACACCGGCTGTAATGGGTACGGAGTATGCCACCAAAGCTGATGTTGAAGAGCTCCGCATGAACCTGGCCGAGCTCCGGAAGTCTATTGAAAAGGAGACAGCATGAACCAGATATATCAGCAAATGAATCCGAAAAGCGGAACAAATAATATCATTCAAAGATTTCAGCAATTCAAAAACAGCTTCAGAGGGGATCCGCAGCAGCAGGTCCAGCAGCTTCTGAACTCCGGGAAAGTATCTCAGCAGCAGTATGATCAGGCGGTACAGATGGCCAACCAGCTGCGGCAGATGATGGGTATGTAATCTGATCGGTGCACAGGTCAGACCATAAATATATATTGAAAGGAAAACAACAATGGCTTTATCAAATGATATGGGCAACGGAATGGTTATGCCGGTCAGCCCTATGTATGGTAACGGCGGCGGCTTCGGAGACTTTGGCGGTTCCGGATGGTGGATCCTGCTTCTCTTCCTGCTGATCGGTAACAACGGCTGGGGCAACGGCTTCGGTGGTGGTTATGCTAACGGTGGAGAACTCTATCCCTGGATGAACCAGGCAGAGATCACTTCTGACGGCTTCCGGGATCAAATGCTGAATGGTAATATCACTTCCATTCGTGACGGCATCGGCGATATCAGTACTCAGCTTTGTAACGGTTTCGCAAGCGTGAATGCAGGCGTAGCTAATGGATTTGCTCAAGCAGAGATCGCGAACAACGCACGCCAGATCGCTGACATGCAGCAGGCATTCGCAGCCCAGACTGCTATGAACCAGGGCTTCAATAATCTCGGTTCCCAGTTTGCAAACTGCTGCTGCGAGAACAGACTCGGACTCGCAAACCTCGGAGCGGATATAGCAAGAGAGGCTTGTGCAACAAGGACCAGCGACACTCAGAA